GACGTGATTGAAGCAGTGGAGGCGTTGTTGCAGCACTGGGGAGAGCGGTGCCGGGGCGGGCTGGGTTCGCCTGGTGCGTCGGGTTCGTCACCGCTGGCGGCGGCGATGCAGTACGGCGGGATGATCCCCTCTTCTGGTCGCGGCTCGATGGGGCTGGCGGGCGCGGTCGATCAGGTTGCCGAGGAGGTGGATGCTGCCATCGGGACGCTCAAGCAGGCGGGGCTGGTGCAGGACCGCAAGCTGGCGAAGGCGTGGCGGCAGGCTGGGAACACGACTCGCCCGCCGTTCTGCCTGGAGACGCAGCTGGTGAAGCTGGCCATGGTGCGCTACCTGCCTGACCCGATCCCGACGATTAAGCAGCAGATGCGGCGGGTGCGGATAGGCTCGGAGCGTACCTATCACGAGCGCGTGCAGCAGCTGCACGAGCGAGTGAGGGCGGAGCTGGAATGCCGCCGCCGGATGCAGCGGGTGCATGGCGGGCGTTACGTGGCTTAATTCCTTCGACGCTATTGGCGGAAGATAAGCGGCAGATAACCATCATATAACCGGAACATTGCAGGGTGGCTTTAAATCACGGTTTACGCCTCCGCAGTCGGGGGGTAAAAAGCGCATAACAGGTCAGAGCAGCGCCAAGGCGATGACCGAAACGAGCCTAACTTGCTGTGTCAGGCAACGGCCGGTTCCCCTGCCGGTCACCTCTCAAAGCCCCGCCATCGTGCGGGGCTTTGTCTTTTCTGGCTGATGGCGCCGCCATCGCCCTTGCCCGTCGCCATGCGGGCCTTTTATTCGGAGTGCGGTGCATGTCGACCGAACAGCAGATGCAGCAGTCGCTGGCGGACCTGCCAGCGTGGATGCTGATCCTTGTCGCGCTTGCCGGGCTGACTGGTGAGATGTGGCGCGCCGAGGCTGCTGGCGTGGCAGTGGGTGTGCTGGTCAAGCGTGTGCTGCTGCGCTTCGGCAGCTCGGCGCTGTTCGGTGTTTCGATGCTGATGTTCGTCTACTGGCTCAAGCAGGACTATCTGCTCGCCGGCGCGATGGGCATCGCCGTGGGCCTGATCGGCGCTGACATCGCCGGTGGCATCTATGCGCGCTACCTGGCCAAGAAGGCGGGAGTCTGCAATGTCGAGCGGCAGGGCTGACCGGCGCGGCACGGCGGCGTCACGCGGGTATGGCTACCGCTGGCAGCTGGCCCGTGAAGATCACCTGAGGCGCAATCCGTTTTGCGGGGAGTGCAGCAGCCCAGCCCGCCCGGTGCTGGCGCAGGTGGTCGACCACAAGACGCCGCCCCGGCTGAAGGAGGCGAAGGCGAGCGGTGACCCCGAGCGCATTGCGGCTGCCTGGAAGTTGTTCTGGTCGCGGGATAACTGGCAGTCGCTGTGCACCAACTGCCACAGCTCGGACAAGCAGCGCTTCGAGAAGTCGGGGCGTCAGGCAGGGTGCGGCACCGATGGCCGGCCGCTCGACCCGCGCCACCACTGGCACCGCCCAGGGTAGGGGGGGTGAAAAATTCAGCCGGCGACCCACTCTAGACCAGTCCCCCAACTCCGTGTGCAACGGCGGGAAAAATGGAGAGGGGGGGTATCCGGAAACCGAAGCGCATCAGAGGTTATTTATGGCCGGAAACAGTAACTCGGGACGCCCGGGCAAGCCGGCGCACCTGCACCTGCTGCAGGGTAACCCGAGCAAAAAGAACGCCGACCAGTTGCTGGCCGAGGTGCTGGAACCGGCCGTGCCGGTCGACGCACCGCCGAAGCCTGACTGGCTGAGCGCCGAGGCTGCGGCCGAGTGGGATCGCGTAGTTGCGGAGCTGCTGACGCTCGGCTGGATCAGCAAGTTGGACATGATGGCGCTGGCCACCTACTGCGAAGCGGTAGCGGACTGGCAGCGCTTCCGCCGGCTGATCGCCGAGCACAACGCCAAGGCTGAATGCAGTGGCGACATCCAGACATTCGCCACTGGCGCCAAGCAGATCAGCGTGTGGCGGCAGCTGGCCAACGACGCCGAAAAGCGCGCGAACGCCGCCGGCGCCCTGTTTGGTTTCTCGCCGATGGCCCGCCGCAACATGAAGGCGGCGGCCCCGCAAGGTGAGCTATTCCCCAATGAACAACGAGACGCTGCCGCCAAGTACTTCAGTTGACCGCGTAACCGCATTCGCCCAGGCGGTGCTGGCCGGTGAGCTGGTCGCCGGCCCTGACGTGCGTAACGCCTGCAAGCGCCACCTGCGCGACCGCGATAGCGCCGAGCTTCGCGGGCTGGTCTGGGATCAGGCCGCCGCTGACAAGGCGCTCGGCTTCTTCGAGGAAGTGCTCTGCCTGAACGGCGGCGAGTACGAGGGCGAACCCTTCGTGCTGGCGCCCTGGCAGGCCTTCGTGGTCGGCAGCCTGTTCGGTTGGTACACCGTTGACGGCTACCGCCGGTTCCGGATGGCCTACATCGAGACGGGCAAGGGCTCCGGCAAGTCGCCGCTGGTGGGTGGCATCGGCCTTTACGGCCTTGTCGCCGACGACGAGCAGCGCGCCGAGATCTACGCAGCCGCCACCAAGCGCGACCAGGCGATGATCCTGTTCCGCGATGCGGTGAGCATGGTCAACATGTCGCCCGCTCTAGTGCGCCGACTGGTGCAATCGGGTCGGGACGAGAAGGTCTGGAACCTGTTCTACCCGAGCACCAATAGCTTCTTCCGGCCGATCAGCTCGGACGATGGTCAGTCCGGCCCGCGTCCGCACATCGGCCTGCTGGACGAGCTGCACGAGCACAAGAGCGCCACCGCCGTAAACATGATGCGCGCCGGCACGAAGAACCGCCGCCGCGCCATGATCGTGATGATCACCAACAGCGGCAGCGACAAGAACAGCGTCTGCGGTCAGTACCACGAACTGGGAAAACGCATCTGCGCTGGCATCGAGGACAACGACAGCCTGTTCGCCTTCATCTGCTCCCTGGACGAAGGCGACGACCCGTTCACCGATGAGAGCTGCTGGGCGAAGGTCAACCCCTCGCTGGACTTCGTAGCTGATCCGGATCGGCAAACCGAGGGCATTCCCGGCCGCAAGTACCTGCGCGAACAGGTGGCCGAAGCGCGAGGCCTTCCGGCGAAAGAGGCGGTCGTGCGCCGCCTGAACTTCTGCCAGTGGACCCAGGCGGACAACCCCTGGATCGGCTGGGACGTTTGGAGCGCCGCCGAAGAGCGCGTGCCCATGCGCCTGCTGCGCAACCGCCCTGCGGTGGCGGGGCTCGACCTGTCGAGTACCACCGACCTGACGGCGTTCGTGTTGCTGTTCTACCCGATCGATGCCGACCCGCACTGGCGGCTGCTGCCGTACTTCTGGATTCCGGATCATCAGCTGGAGGAGCGGGAGCGCCGCGACAAGGTGCCCTACAGCGTCTGGATCAAGGATGGGCATCTCGAAACCACGCCGGGCAAGGCTATCAGCAAGCTGCATGTGCTGCGCCGGCTGCAGACGATCTGCGACTACTTCGAGGTGCACCAGATCGCTTACGACCGCTGGCGCATCGAAGACCTGCGCGAGCTGATGAACGAACACGGCATCACGCTCCCCGAGCTGACCCCGTTCGGCCAAGGCTTCAAGGATATGGGGCCGGCGGTGGATGAGTTCGAGCGGCGCCTGCTGGGTACCGTTGCGGAACCTGACGTGCTCGACCTGGACCCCGGCGACTACCAACTGGTACCGCGCGAGGCGGCGGAAGTCGAAACGCTGCGGCACGACGGCAACCCGGTCCTGACCTGGAACGCTGGCAACGCGATCACCGTTTCGGACCCCGCGGGCAACCGCAAAGTGGACAAGCAAAAGGCGATCGGCCGTATCGACGGCATCGTCGCCGCAATCATGGCCACCGGCAGCAGCGGCGCCGGCAGCGTGAGCAGCGGCACCTCAATCTACGAAGAAGGCACGGGCATATGAAATTGATGGTGCTTTCCTGGCTGGCCGGGCTGGCTGGGTTCGGCCTGCTGGTGGCGGGTGTCGCCCTGCTAAGCATTCCAGCCGCGCTGATGGTGGCCGGTGGTGGGCTGCTCGGCTGGTCCTATCTGGCCGACCGCGCTGCTGCCAAACTCAACGCAAAAGGGGGCTGACATGTTCTTTTCCAGCCTTCTCGGCGACACGCGCGGCAGCGTCACCGAAAGCAACGACTGGTGGCGCGGGCTGATTGGCCGCGGCAAGAGCAGCAGCGGGATGGTCGTCACGCCAGAAACGGCGCTGGGCATCCCGGTGCTGCAGAACTGCGTCACCCTGCTGGCTGAATCCATCGGCCAATTGCCGCTCGAGCTGTACCACCGGCAAGGGCAGGGCCAGCGCGAAGCGGCCATCAACCATCCGTTGTACGACGTGCTGCGCTACCAGCCCAACGGCTTTCAAACACCGTACGAACTGCGCGAGTGCACGCAGCTATCCGCCGGCCTGCGCGGCAACGGCTTCCAGCTGATCGAACGGCGCGACGACGGCAACGTGGCTGCGCTTTGGCCGCTGGATACCAGCAAGGTGATCACCTACAAGGGCGGCGACATGCTGCCCTGCTACCAGGTGGGCAACCATCCGGAGCGCCTGCCGATGCGCATGGTTCACCATGTGCGCTGGCATAGCGTGAACCACTACACCGGCATGTCGCCCATCGAGCTGCACGCAGAGGCGGTAGGGCTGGCCCAGGCGGTACGCCAATACACCGGCAAGAGCTTTGCCAACGGCGTGGCCGTTTCCGGCGTTATCGAGCGTCCGCGTGAGGCGCCGGCGATCAAGGATCAGGCGAGCATCGATCGCATCCTCGATCAGTGGGGGGACAAGTACGGCGGCATGGACAACACCAAAAAGGTCGCGCTGTTGCAGGAAGGCATGGCCTTCAAGCCGATCAGCATGAGCCACGTCGATGCCGACATCGTCAACATCCTCAAGCTCAGCGGCACCGACGTAGCGCGGATCTACAAGATCCCGCTGCCGATGGTCAACGATCTGGAGAAGTCGAACTACAACACTCTGGAACAGCTGCTGATCCAGTTCGTGGTTTTCGCCTTGCTGCCGTGGGTCAAGCGTCACGAGCAATCGATGATGCGTGACTTCCTGCTGCCCAAGGATCGGCGTGACCACTTCATCGAGTTCAACCTGTCCGGCCTGCTGCGCGGCGACCAGAAGAGCCGCTATGAGTCGTACGCCATTGGCCGTCAATGGGGCTGGCTGAGCGTCAACGACATTCGGCGGCTGGAGAACATGCCACCGGTTGCCGGCGGCGATGTGTACCTGCAGCCGCTGAACATGGTTGATGCCGGCAAGGGCATGCCCGACCTGAACAACCCCAACGTCCGCGCGCAGCTCGAACTGCAGCACGCTGAAATCGAGAGGATTCTGGCGCAATGAAAGCCTATCTCAGAGCAGCCAGCCTGCTTTTCAACCAGCCGCTGCTGATTACCCCGGACATGCTCGAACTTGGTGTGCGCTGGGCCAACCAGGCGATGAGCCTGAACATTGTCAACATCGGTGCCGGTGACGGCGCCCGGATGATGGAGGACGAAGGGCACAGCGACCGCCTGGCGCTGGCTGAGGAAAGCCGGCGGCAAACCATCGCGCGCACCGGCATTCAGGTCATCGATGTGCACGGTGTGCTGGTCAGCCGCGGGGCGCACCTGCAGCCCTGCGAAACCATGACCAGCTATGAAGGGCTTCGCCAGCAGCTTCGCGCAGCGGTCGCTGATCCGATGGTCGAGCACATCGTGCTGGACATCGACAGCCCGGGCGGCGCCGCTACCGGTGCCTTCGAGCTTGCTGCGGATATTCGCGCCATGGCCCAGCAAAAGCCGATCACCGGGGTGATCAACTTCAGCGGCTACAGCGGCGGCTACATCATCGCGGCGGCCTGCAGCGAGATCGTGGTCAGCCAGACCAGCGGGGTCGGCTCGATTGGCGTCATCGCCAGCCACTACGACCGCAGCCAGATGAACGAAAAGCTCGGCGTTAAGGTGACCACCGTTTACGCCGGCTCGCACAAGAACGACCTGACGCCGCATGAGCCGATCAGCGACCAGTCGCTGAAGGTGCTGAACGACCTGGTACAGGAGAGCTATCAGCTGTTCGTCAACGCCGTGGCCGATTACCGGGGGTTGTCCGTGCAGCAGGTCATCGACACCCAGGCGGGCCTTTACCGCGGCCAGGCTGGCATCGCGGCGGGGCTTGCCGATCGGCTGCAAAGCCCGCAGCAGGCGGTGGATGAAATATCGCAGGCCATCGCGCAGGCACGCACCCAGCGCAGCCCGTCGCGGATTGGCATGCGCGCAGCCGCAGCCGACTTGCAAACCCGATTCTGACCGCGTTCGCGGCAGCTAACCCGAGCCCGCCCCGTGCGGGCTTTTTCATGCCCAGGAGACACCCGATGTCCAAAGTACTTCAACTGCGAAGCGAACGCGCCCAGCTCAACACCGAGCTGCAAGCGTTGGCCAAACTCGAGGCTGACGGTACCAGCCTCAACGCCGAGCAGCTGGCCAAGTTCGGCGAGCTCGAAGCACAGATCAACACCCTGTCCGACAAAATCAGCCGTGCCGAAAGCGCGGAGCGCGCCGCGGCCTCGGCCGCCGTGCCGGTGAACGAAGGCGCCCAGGGCATCAACAGCCCGCCTGGCAGTCGTGTGGAAGGGCCGTTCAACCAGCCGACCAAGCCCGATGTGGCCATGGCGCAGATGGTGCGCCTGCTGGTTCAGGCCCAGGGCAACCAGCAGCAGGCTGCAGAGCTGGCCAAGGTGAACGGCTTCGGCGCCGATGTACACATGGCGCTGTCCACCGTAACCGCGGGTGCCGGCGGTGTGCTGGTGCCGGAGAACTTCAGCTCCGGCGTCATCGAGTCGCTGCGTCCGAAGTCGGTCGTTCGCCGCATGGGGGCGGTCAGCCTGCCTCTGAACAACGGCAACATGACCCTGCCGCGTATCAACGGCAATACCTCAGTCAGCTACATCGGTACCGAGCAGGATATCCCGCTGACCGAGATGACCTTCGCCGACCTCAAGCTGTCGGCCAAGAAGGCGGCGGCCATCGTGCCGATCTCCAACGACCTGCTGGCCTTCTCCGGCGTCAACCCGCGCGTCGACGCGCTGGTCAGCAGCGACCTGGCCACCAGCATGGGCCTTTCCGAGGACCTGCACTTCATTCGCGGTTCGGGCGTCGATCCGCTGCCGAAGGGCCTGCGCTACTGGGCGCCGGCGGGCCACATCGTGGCGCAGCCTGCCGGCGTCACCCTGGCTGACGTCGATACCTTCCTCGGCGGCCTGATGCTGCGCCTGGAGGTGGCCAACGTCGACCTGGCCGCATGTGGCTGGCTGATGCACCCTCGCACGATCCGCTGGTTGCAGAGCCTGCGCGATGGCAACGGCAACAAGGCTTATCCGGAAATCGATGCCGGTCTGCTCAAGGGCTACAAGTGGGCGCTCAGCACGCAGATCCCGACCAACCTGGGCGTTGGCGGAAACGAGTCCGAAATCTACTTCGTCAACTTCGCCGACTGCTACATCGGTGAGGTCGAGCAGCTGGCCATTGCCATCAGCACCGAGGCCTCCTACAAGGACGGCGAAGGCAACGTGGTCAGCGCCTTCCAGCGCGACCAGACACTGATCCGCGTGATCAGTAAGCACGACTTCGGCCCGCGCCATGTTGAGTCGATCGCCATCGGTACCGGCGTCACCTGGGGTGCCGGCATGTAACTGACTGCCCCGCCATCCGGCGGGGCGTCCCTTGAACCAAGCGAGACTCCAACATGAGCAAGCCGACCATCATCAAGTTCAAGAAACCCTGGCAGGGCTACGGCCCGAACGAAGTAGCCGGGTTCGCCAAGGAAAAGGCCGATCAGCTGATCGAAGCGGGCGTGGCGGTAGCCTACGCCAAGGGTAAGGGTGCCTCGGCTGCGCAGACTTCCGCGCCCAACGGCGGCGCCGGAGCAGCAAACACTGGTGACAACACCGCCGAGAACAAAACCGGCGATAACGACACCGTCGACGAAGACAAGAAGCCCTAAACCATGGCCAAGCGAATCGCCTACACCGGTCAGCCGGTTCTGACGCTCGAAGACGTGGCCCGGCAATGCCGGGTCGAAGTCGAAGACCTGCAGCCGGAGCTGATCGAGCTGATCATCATCCCCGGCGTAACGGCCCAGTGCGAGGCGCGGACCGGTGCGGCGATTCGTGAAGCCACCTATGAAGAGGAGTGGCCGCCGGCCTATGGCTCCGGCCACGCCCTCGACGTGGGGCAGGTCAAGGAAGTGCAGTCGGTGAGCGTGCGCGAAAGCGACGGCTCACTGACCGCCCTGCAGGTGCCGCATGTGCTACAGCACAGCGCCCGCGAAAGCTTCCTCATCTTTCCTGCCGGGCGTCCTCCGGGGCGCTTGGTGATCCGCTACAGCGCCGGGGTCGATCTGGATGCCTACCCGGGCGTGAAAAGCTGGATGCTGATGCACGCTGCGACGGCCTATGAGAATCGGGAAACGCTCATCGTCGGCACCATCGTCGCTGAGCTTCCCTCGAGCTTCATGGATGCCCTGTTGGCTGAAATAACCCTACCGCCGAGGTTCTGATATGCGAGCCGGAACCCTACGCAACAAAGTCATGATATCGCGGCCCGTGATGGTCCCAGGCACGACCGGAAGCCCGATAACGGAATGGGATGAGTTCTGCCGACCCTGGGCCGAAGTCAAGGGCGTATCCGGCCGGGCGTTTCTGGCCGCCAGCGCCGAACAGTCGGAAGTCACTTTCGAGATTCGCATGCGCTACCGCGCAGACATTACCGCCGGGCTGCGCGTGACGCATCACGGCACCACCCTGGAAATCGTCGCGCCGCTGCCGGATGAACGCCGCCAGTGGCTGCGCCTGATGTGCAAGACGGTGAAACCCTGATGGACGTATCACTTGACGTGATCGGCCTCGACGCCCTGGGCGATGACTTCCTGCAACTGAGCCAAGCCCTGCAGCGCAAGGTTGCGCGCGAGGCCGTGCTGGCCGGTGCGCGGGTGGCGCGCGACAAGGTGCGCGAGTCCGCCCCGGTGCGAACCGGCAAGCTCAAGCGCGGCACCGTGGCCACCGTGGCGCGGCGCAGCGATACCCCCGGCGAAGCCGTGGCGGGCGTGAGGATCAGCGCGCCGCGTAGCGACAAGCTGGCTCCGTTCTACTGGCGGTTTATCGAGCTGGGCACCCGGCACATGATCGCCGCCCCGTTCATTCGCCCGACCTGGGACGCCAACCTGGCCGCCATCGAAGGCGCCGCCATCAGCCGCCTGGCCGCTGGCATCGACAAGGCCATCACCGGCCTCTGAGGCAACCATGTTTCTTGAAGAATCCATTTATGCCCGCCTGGGGCCGCTGGCGGCCGGGCGGGTGTTTCCTGGCGTCGCGCCCGAGGGCACGGCGGCGCCGTACATCACTTACAGCATCGTGGGCGGTTCCGAGGGTTTCACCTTCGGCGGGCCGGATGGCTCCGCGCGCGCCCAGGTGCAGGTCGACGTATGGGCCGCCGACCACCTGCAGGCCCTGCAACTGGCCAAGGCCACCTTCGACGAACTGACCCGCGAACCCGCGCCCGGCTTTGGCTGCGGCGGCGTCCAGCGCCTGCCCGATGACCGCGAAAGCGACCTCTACGGCATCCGCTGGGAATACACCCTAACCCCCGAGGAGTAACCCCGCATGAGCGAGAAGAAATCGAAAAGCCAGTCGGCGCTTGGCCTGCAGCTGGGCATCACTGATACCGTGCAAACCGACCTCGCCGCCGCGGGTCTGGAATACGTCGAGCTGAATGTAATCATCAAAGATATCGACCTGCAGGACGGCCAGACTGACGAGCACGAAACCACCACCTTTGCTAGTGACGTCAAGGAATACGAAGGTGGCCTGTCCGACTCGGCCAACGTCACCCTGGCTGGCAACTGGGCGCAAACCGACCCGGCGCATAAGACTGTGATGAAGGCCAAGGGCGATGCCGGCCTGCGCGCCTTCCAGATCAAGCACAAGGACGGATCGACCGGCAAGTTTCTCGGCTTCGTCAAGCAGTACACCTACAAAGCCGGCGCCGGCGGCATTCTGGCTGCCACCTTCATGGTGCGCGTGAGCGGCGCGGTGATCTGGGCTGATCCCGTGGTGACGCCGTAATGGCGGCCCGCAAGGCGTCGCCCGCCGCCTCGCTGCGCGCCCAGGTAGTGGACCCGTTCAGCAACCTGAAAAGCGAAGTCGTCGCCGTGCCCGAGTGGGGCGCCAAGGTCGTGGTGCGCGGCCTGAAACTCGGCGAGTGGCGCGAATACAACCGCATGGCGGCCCTGCTGTCGCCGGCGCTGGTCGAGGGTGATACCCAGGCCGATGCCGAGCGCGAGCGCGAGCCCTGGGAAGCCTTCGGTATCGACGCGCTCTATGCGTTCGTGGTGGTGGCCAGCCTGCACGACGAGAACCGATCGCCGGTGTTCAGTGCCGAGCCGGTCCAGCGTGCCCAGGATGTGGCTGAGGTGGCCGCGACCTTTTCCGCCGTGCATGACCGCCTCGCCGCCAAGGCCTTCGAGCTAAGCGGCATCGGCATGGCCGAGAAGGGCGAGGCGCCCCCCGATCCGGTGGACGAAGCGGGAAACGGCTAAAGGCGGAGCCGGGGTTGGCCTTCGCGCTGACCCTGTGCCTTCGCCTGGGCAAGACCCTTGGCGAGGTGGACCAGATGCCCGTCGAGGAATTCAACCTGTGGCGCGCCTATGACCGCGAATCGCCGATCAGCGATATGCGGCATGATGTCATGGGGGCCATCATCGCGGCGGCACCGCTGCAGGCGGCCGGCGCGAAAGTCTCGGCTGCCGACATGCTGCCGCCCTGGGCGCGCGTCAGCGACGAGCAGGAAGCCGCCCAGGCGGAACCCGTGGACGCTGCCGAAACCTTCTTCGCCTTCCTGCGCGGCCGTGCAGCCGTGACGGAGAGCGCCGAGGTCGAGTGATGTTAGAGTGCCTCCTTTTTTGGGAGGGAATCTATGCGTCTACTCGCTTGGTGTGCGCCTGTGTTGCTGATTGGTAGTTTGTCCGCGTGCGGCTCGCACGATATGTATAGCGACATGCTGAACAATGACTTTCCGAGCATTCGCGCGGTGTCGCCGCCAACTTCGATGGTTGGAACATGGACGGGAAGCATGGGGCCGTACTTATCGACGCTACGTTTGGATGCGTCGGGAACTGGGTTGCTTTGCAGTAGCTGGAACGGGAAGGATTCGATTTCACGAATCAAGTTCGACGGCCAGCAGATCCGATCCCAAGATGGTGGTCGACTGAATGTCGCTCGCGCGTCGCAGGAATCAATGGCTGTGACCGCGCCGTATTACGGCGGTGCGGACTACTCGCTGCGCAAAGATGGTTCGCTGACGGAGGCGTCTTACTTCTGCGCCCAGCAGCTCAGATGAAAAATGGCCTAGCCAATGCCCGCCTCGTGCGGGCTTTTTTTTGCCTGGAGAATGGCGATGTCTGGACAAACGCTCCGCTCGCTGGTGGTCAGCGTTTCGGCTGAAACCAGTTCCTATCAACGGGAAATGGCGCGAGCCAGCCGCATGGGCGCCAACTACCTGCGCACCATTGGCGATGGCAACCGCCAGGCCGCGAGCGGATGGCGGGCGCAACAGGCGGCGATTCAGGCGCAGAACAGCGGCCTGTCGGAACTGACGGCCAACGCCGGCAACTACGCCCGCGCCATGCTCGGCGCGCTGGCGGTCGGCAATGCCGTGGCCGAGGCCGACAACTGGGGGCAGGTGGCGTCGCGCCTGAAGATGGCCACCGCCTCGCAGGAGGAATACCGCGCTGTCTCCGAAAAGCTGATGGAGATCAGCGACCGGACCTACAAGCGTTACAGCGATCAAGCCGAACTGTTCATCACCTCGGCCAAGCGCATGCGCGACCTTGGCTACGCGACCGAAACCGTTACGGCCTTCGTTGACGTGCTGGCCTCTGGCCTGACGCTGAGTTCGGCGAATGCCGAGGACACCGCCACCGTGGTCAAGGCGGTCGGCGAAGCCATTGCCCTGGGCACGCTCAAGGGTGACCAGTGGCAGGCACTGCTTACAAAGTCCGGCGCTACCGTCAACGCGCTGGCCGATGCCCTGGGCGTCACCAGTGCCGAGCTGGAAAACATGGCGCGCAATGGCGAGCTGGTCACGTCGAAGTGGCTGCCCGCGCTGATCAGTAAGCAGCAGGAACTCGCCGACAAGACCGAGGCCATGCCGACCACGGTGGCCGACGCGATCACGCGGCTGTCAAACCATTACGCCCGCTGGCTGGGTGAGCAGAACGAAGCCAGCGGCGCCACCGCCAACCTGGCTGAACTGATCAACCTGCTGACCGACAACCTCGACGGCCTGGCCGTGGCGGTGCTGGCGGTCGGTGCTGGTGGGCTGACCAAGTGGGCGGCCACCTCGACCGCCGCGCTGCTGGCGGAAATCAACGCCGTGCGCGCATCCATTGGCGCCACCGTCGGCCGCGCGAAAGCCCAGCTCGACGCCGCCAATATGGCGGTGCGGCATACCCAGGCCGAACTCGCCAGCGCCCAGGCGCATGCCCAGGCGACGCGCTTTACCGATGCCCACACCGCCGCGCTGTCCCGCCTGCGCCTTGCCAAGCTGGCCGACCGCGAAGCGACCCTGGCCCAGGCCACGGCACAGACCGCCTACAGCCGCGCCGCGGCCGTGGGTAGCCGCGCCGTTTCCGGGCTGCTCGGCGCCCTGGGCGGGCCGATGGGTCTGGCCATCCTGGCGGCCGGTACGGCGGCCAGTTTCCTGCTGTTCGCCGATCACGGCGACAAGGCGGCCACCGCCGCGGTGGACCTGAAACGCCCCATCGCCGAGCTGCGCGAGGAATGGGAAAAGCTCGCCGACGTACAGCGCCGGCCGATGATCAACAACCTGCTGCAGCAGCAGGCCCAGGCGCAGCAGGCGGCGCGCGATGCCCTGGCCGGGATCGGCCAGATCACCAGCGCGCCGGACCTGTACAGCAACAACTTCACCGCCTCGCGGCGTGACCGCGTAGCGGCTACCCAGCAGTTCGGCACGCGCGTGCGTGCCGGCATGGATGTGGACGAAGCCACCCAGGCGCTGATCGAGGCCGTGGGGCCTTCCGAGGAACTGCGCGCGCAGATCGAGCAGCTGGCCGCCAGCTACGTCGAGCTGATCGCGAAAAGCCACCAGCTCGGGGAGGGTGCCAACGAGCTGCAAGGCCAGATGAAGGGCCTGGCCGACTCCATGGAAAACGTGGTCAGCCTGTCGCCCGAACTGGCCAGCGGCTGGGAAAAGAAGATTGCCGGCCTCGCCGAGCAAACCGCCAAGCTCAAGGACGCCAGCGCCCTGGGCGAGGTCAACCGGCAGATTGCCACCGATGGCCTGGAAGACACCGCCGCCGGCCGTGCCCTGGCCGAACGCGCCCGTGCGGCCGCCGCTGCGGCGGACGCCGAGCAGCAGCTGAAAGCCGCCCGTGAGGAAGCCGCCCGCGCCGCCAAGAGCAGCGCCGAGGAAGCCGCGCGCGCGGTCAAGCAACTGAACGACGCCCACGCCCGCACCCTGGCCACCCTGCAGCAGCAGGTCGCCATGCACGGGCAAAGCACCGAGCTTGCGCGCATCCGCTACGCGACCACCGAAGGCGAGCTGAAGGCGCTGACGGCTGCGCAGAAAAGCGAACTCGAAAGGGCTGCCGCGGCAAAAGACGCGCTCGATGCACAGCAGGCCTACAAGAGCCTGATGGAGGGCGCGCAGTCGGCCGAGGAACGGCTGCTGTCGCAGATGCGCGAGCGCGTGCGCCTGCTCAACGAAGCCCGCGCCGCCGGCGGGGTGACGCCCGAGCAGTACGACGCCGCGCGCGACCAGTTCAGCAAGGCGGCCATCACCAAGGCGCCGACCTTCGGCGGCCTGGACGCCAGCGTAGGCGGCCCGGCCGGCGAACTGGTCAAGGTTGCCGAGGCGCAGAAGGAGCTGGAGAAGTGGCGCAGCGACGAGCTGGCCCGGCAGAAAGCCTTTCTCGACGAAAAGCTGATCAACGAGGCGCAGCACACCGCGCGGGTGGAGGAAATCACCGCCACCAGCAACGCCCGGCTGGCGGCCATGGGTGACGCCTACAAGGTCGCCACCCTGGGCGTGTTTGCCGATGTGACGGGCAACGCCGCGGACATGATGAAGCAGATGGCCGGCGAGGGCTCGGCCGCCTACAAGGTGCTGTTTCTGGCCAGCAAGGCGGCGGCCATCGCGCAAACCATGGTCAGCACCGAAGTCGCCGCGGCCAAGGCCCTGGAGCTGGGGCCGATCATGGGTATCCCGGCGGCCTCGCTGATCCGTGGGCTGGGGTATGCCTCGGTGGGCATGATCGCCGCCACCTCGATCATGGGTATGGCGCATGACGGCATCGACAGCATCCCGCGCGAAGGCACCTGGCTGTTGGATCAGGGCGAACGGGTAGTCGACCGCCGCACGAATGGCGACCTGAAAGCCTTCCTGTCCCGCCAGCCGGCCGCCAATGACGGCGCCCGCACTGGCGGGGCGGCACCGGTGGTGCATATCCGCATCACCAACGAGGGCGGCGCCGAGGTGGAAACGCCGGCCGGCATGGAGCAGTTCGGCGCCGATATCGGCCGCTTTGTCGATCAGCGTTACCAGCAGTTGCTCGCGCGTGATCTGCGCACCGATGGCGCCATCGGCCGCCACCTGAACGGGAGACGTTAATGCCGCTTGAAACCTTCACCTGGTCGCCACGGCTGGGCGCGACCGGCACCGAGGATGAGCGCACCCGCCGGGTGCAGTTCGGTGACGGTTACGCCCAGTCGGTGGTCGACGGCATCAACGCCACAACGCACAGCTGGGCGCTGACGTTCACGGGTACACCCGAGTACCTGCAGCCGATCCGCGCCTTTCTGCGCCGCCACGGCAAGGCAAAGGCCTTTCTCTGGACGCCGCCGCTGGGCGAGCTGGGCCTGTACCAGCGCAGCGAACTTTCCCTGACAGGCCATGGCCGGGTTTACACCCTGGCCGTGACCTTCGAAACCGCCTACCACCCGTGAGGCCTACATGACACAGCAAGTAATCAACCTCGGCGCCACCGGCAGCGGCGCCGGCGGCGACAGCGCCCGCACGGCGTTCGAAAAGGCCATTGCCAACTTTGCCGAGCTGTATATCGCGGCGCTGCCCGGAACCGCCGCACAGAAGCAAGCCGCGCGGGATATGTTCGGGCTGGGTTCGGCGGCGACGAGGGCGGCTCAATCCTCGGCGACCGACACGACTGCCGGTGCGCTGATGGCTGTGGGGGCGTTCGGCTTAGGAGGACGATCTAATAACGTTAGCCATATTGCGGGCTATCCCCAGACTTTGGATGAGAGTATATCGCAGATATATAGGCGGACCGATGAGGACATGGGGGTGCCTGGGTACGCTGCTGGTATCCATTTTGGCGCTGCAAATACCTGGGGCAGATTGCGTGTGTCATACAACTCTACCCGCGCGTGGGTGCAAGGAGGGGCTGCAACAGCTGGAACAGGGTGGACAGAAGAGCTATTCCACACCGGCAACATCCTCGGCACCGTCTCCCAATCCGGCGGCGTACCCACGGGTGCGATCATCGAGCGCGGCAGCAATGCAAATGGGGAGTACGTCAGATGGGCTGACGGGACTCAGTGGTGTATGTATCGGGTACAGCCTGGAAGCGCGACTGGATTTGTTACGAAGACGCATGCTGCGGCGTTCTCAAATCCGAACTACGTCGTGGTTGGTAATTCAGACGGCAGCTCCTCGACAACAGGGATTACGGTGAAGGTGACAAGTCGGACGGTCACATCGTTTGGATATGCAGCAATAGAAACTAGCGGTAACACGCTTACCACGGCATCCACTTCCATGATTGCTATGGGCCAATGGAACTAAGGTGAGAGCATGCACATTACTCTATCCCCCGTCCGCTTGGACGAAACCCTAACTGCATCGCTCACCGGCGACGTACTGACCCTCAACGGCATAGCCTTCGACTTCGGCCCGCTGCCCGAAGGCGCCACGCTGCCGGCTGAGGCGATTGATTCGGACTGGATCGTCGGCCCCGTGTCGCGCATTGACGGCGATCTGCACCTGACCCTGCGCCTGCCGCACGGCCCGAACCCGAGCCAGGCCGTGGCCTTCCCCGAGCCCCTGGTGGTGATGGTCGATGGTGAGATTGACTTGCCGTTCGACCCGCCTGCAGAGCCGGAACCGCTGCCCGATATGCCCGAGGAACTGCCCGAATGAACATCGACTATTCCCAGCTGATCACCGCTGACGACAAGGCCCAGCAGGCCGCACAGGCCGCCCGCGAGGCGTGGAAGGCGCGCCGCGCCGAGGCGGTGCGCAATATCAAGGTGACCACCGCCAGCGGGCGGGTATTCGACGGCGACGAAATCAGCCAGGCCCGTATGGCCCGCGCCGTCCTCGGCCTGCAGGAAGCGGGCGAGGGCGCGACCGTAACCTGGGTGCTGGCGGACAACACGCCGGTTGCCGTGACCGCCGCCGAACTGTCCGAGGCCCTGACATTGGCCGGCGCCGAGCAGGCGCGGCTATGGGTGGCCAGCCATGAATAAGCTGGACCTGACCACCTATGTGGCGCGCTATGGCCGCCGGCCGTACTGGCTGGCCCTGTTGATCGCCCTGGACCAGCTCGCCAACGCGCTGCTGTGGGGCTACGTCGACGAAACGCTGTCGAGCCGGGCCTACCGTAGCGCCCAGCTGCGCACGCCGGCGAAACGCCGCTGGCGGCTGGCTGAACGGCTGATCAATGCGCTGTTTTTCTGGGATCGTGTGGGCGCGCTGCGGCATTGCCAGCTGGCGTACCTGGGCGAACTGGCGCGCGAGCATTCGCCGCCGTCACCCGTCACGCCGTCACCCGAAGCCCCGCCCCGTGCGGGGCTTGTTGTTTCTGGAGATTGACCGATGGGCATCAATGCCGATGTGCAGCTGCTGGAACCCGGCGCCGAGGTGACGCTGTACGTCATCGACTGCACGGCGTTCGGTGGGGATGTGCTGCACTTTCATGGCCACGCCGTGGCGCATACGCCGGCCGAGCTGGCCGCCGCAGCCAATGACCCCGAGCCGCTACGCGCCAAGTCGATCTGGTGGCAGGGGCAGGAGTACCGCGCCTGGCCGGTGAAGGGCGAAGGCTTCGCCCTGGACGGCGACGGCCCGGCGCCATCGCCGACGCTGACGGTGGGCAACCTCGATGGCTCGATCAGCGCGCTGTGCCTGCTGTTCGATGACCTGGCCCAGGCGCGGGTCACGGTGCGTACCACCTTTGCCCACTACCTCGACGCGGTGAACTTCGAGGGTGGCAACCCGACCGCGGACCCGACCCAGGAGAAAACCCAGGTCTGGTACATCGAGCAGAAGACCGGCGAGAACGGCGAGGCCGTGGCCTTCGCGCTCAGCTCCCCGGCCGACGTGCAGGGGCAGAAGATCCCGGCGCGGCAGATTCACGGGCTGTGCGACTGGGCCATGTGCGGCGAGTACCGCGGCTCCGACTGCGGCTACACCGGCGGCCCGGTGGCCGACATTGACGGCAACCCCACCGACGACCCCGCCCGCGACCGCTGCGGCGGCCTGCTGAGCGACTGCAAGGCGCGTTTCGGCGCCAACAACCCGCTGCCACATGGCGGCTTTCCCGGCGCCGCCCTGCTGAGGCAATGACCCATGCGTAAACACATCATGACCGCCGTGCGCGCGCACGCCGCGGCCGAGTACCCGCGCGAGTGCTGCGGCCTGGTGGTGCAGATCGGCCGCCGCCAGCAGTACGTGCGCTGCCGCAACCTGGCCGAGGGCGCCGCCGGTGCCGATCGCTTCGAGCTGGACCCGGCCGACTACGCCGCCGCCGAAGACCTGGGCACCATCGTCGGCGTGGTGCATTCGCACCCCGACGCCACCAGCCGCGCCAGTGCCGCCGACGTGGCGCTGTGCAACGCCGGCACGGTGCCCTGGTACATCCTGAGCTGGCCCGAGGGTGACCTTAACGTGCTGACCCCGTGCGAGGGCGTGGCCCCGCTGGAGGGGCGCCCGTTCGTGCATGGCACCGACTATGACTGCTATGGGCTGATCCGCGGCTTTTACCAGCTGGAATACGGCATCACGCTGCCCGACTTTCCGCGCGCGGATGGCTGGTGGCACAACGGCGAAAACCACTATCTGGAGCGCTTCGAGCAGGCTGGGTTCGAGGTGGCCACTGGTCCGCTGCAGCGTGGCGACGTGGTGCTGATGCAGGTGCAGGCGCCGGCGGTGAACCACGGCGGCGTGTACCTGGGCGATGGGCAGCTGCTGCACCACCTGTATGGCCGCCCGAGCGGCCGGGTGGCGTATGGCGGCTATTGGCTGGACCGCACCGCGCTGGTGGTGCGCTACAAGGGGGCGGCATGAATCAACTGCGAACCGTGCGCCTTTACGGCGTGCTGGGTGCGCGCTTCGGCCGGGTGTTTCGCCTGGCCGTGGCGAGCCCGGCCGAGGCGATCCGCGCGCTGTGCGCGCAGCTGCCTGGCTTCGAGCAATACCTGGCCACCAGCGCCGACCGAGGGCTGACGTATGCGGTGTTCTACGGCCGGCGCAACCTGACCGAGCAGGAGCTGCAGTTGGAAGGCCGGCAGGGGGATATCCGCATTGCGCCGGTGATCATCGGCAGCAAGAACGGTGGCGTATTTTCCACGGTGCTGGGCGCGGTGCTGGTGGCGGTGGGTGTGTACACCGGGCAGGCCTGGCTAGTCGCCGCCGGCGCCGGGATGATGGTCGGCGGCGTGGCGCAGATGCTCGCGCCGCAGGCAACCGGCCTGTCCGGCCGCGAGGCGCCGGAAAACAAACCGTCGTATGCCTTCGGCGGCGCGGTCAACACCACCGCCCAGGGCAACCCGGTCGGCCTGCTGTACGGCAAGCGCCGCATCGGCGGGGCGATCATTTCCGGCGGCATCTACGCCGAAGACCAGATGTAAACCCGCACGTTTCCCATTCCCGAGCCCGGCCATGCGCCGGGCTTTTTCGTTTTCGAGGTTCCCCGCATGAGCGCAGCAGCAGCGATTCACGGCCGCAAGGGTGGCGAAAAGAAACCGCGCACTCCGGTGGAGGCGCCCGACAGCGCCCAGTCGATTGCCTATGCCAAGGTGCTGGTGGCCCTGGGTGAAGGCGAGTTCGCCGGCAACGCCGCCGGCGCTCTGGATGGGCGCGATATCTATCTGGACGGCACGCCGCTGATCGGCCCGGATGGCGCCGAGAACTTCCCCGGCGTGCGCTGGGAGTTCCGCCCCGGCACGCCGCATCAGGAACACATCGCCGGCCTGCCGGCGGTGGAAAACGAAATCGGCGTCGGCGTTGAGCTGCGCAGTGGTAACGACTGGGTGCGCGCCATCACCAACCCGCAGCTGTCGGCGGTGCGCCTGCGCCTGTCGTGGCCCCGCCTGCAGCAGCAGAAAGACAACGGCGACGTGGTGGGCTACCGCATCGACTACGCCATTGACGTGGCCACCGATGGCGGCAGCTGGCAGCTGGTCAGCGCCTACACCCTCGACGACAAGGTTTCGACCAAGTACGAGCGCACGCACCGCGTCGACCTGCCTGCTGGCAGCGCCTGGCAGGTGCGCGTCCGCCGTCTGACGCCAAACCAGACCGACGCACAAATCGTCGATCAGATGCGCATCGAGGCCATCACTGAGGTCATCGACGCCAAGCTGCGCTATCCGAACACGGCGCTGCTTTATGTCGAGTTCGACGCTTCGCAATTCCAGAACATCCCGCCGATTGCGGTCGAGACGCGCGGCCGCGTGATCCGCGTGCCGAGCAACTACGACCCCGCCACCCGCGCCTATGTCGGGCTTTGGGACGGCACCTTTAAATGGGCCTGGACGGATAATCCGGCGTGGGTCTGGTATGACGTGGTACTGGCCAAGCGCTTCGGCCTTGGCCGGCGCATCACGGCCGATCAGGTGGACAAGTGGGCGCTGTACCGCATCGCCCAGTATTGCGACGAACTGGTGCCAGACGGGCAGGGTGGGCAGGAGCCGCGGTTTACCTGCAACGTGTACATCCAAAGCCAGGCCGAGGCCTGGACGGTGCTGCGCGACTTGGCGGCGATCTTCCGCGGCATGACCTACTGGGACGGCACGCAGATGGTCGCCTCGGCGGACATGCCGCGCCCGGTCGACTACGTGTACAGCCGCGCCAATGGCGTGGTTGGCGGGTTCAGCTACGCCGGCGGGCAGCAGAAAAACCGCTACAGCATGGCGCTGGTCAGCTACGACGAGCCGGCCAATGCCTACCAGTCCGACGTGGAGCCGGTATCCGATAACGCCCTGGTGCGCCGCTACGGCGTGAACAAGCAGGACATTACCGCCATCGGCTGCACCCGCCGCAGTGAGGCCAACCGCCGCGGCCGCTGGCTGTTGCTGACCAATGCCACCGACCGCATGGTGACCTTTCGCGTGGGGCTCGACGGTGTGCTGGCCCGGCCGGGCTGGGTCATCGGCGTGGCCGACGAGCTGCTGGCGGGGCGCCCGCTGGGTGGGCGCATCAGCCTGGTTTCCGGCCGGCAGATCACCCTCGACCGTGACGCCCAGGTGCAGATCGGTGACCGCCTGGTGCTGAACCTGCCCAGCGGCGTGGCCGAGGGCCGCACCGTGCAGAGCGTGACCGGGCGCACCGTGACGGTAACGACCGAATACAGCGCGACGCCGCGGGCGCAATCGGTGTGGGCGCTGGACGCGGCCGACCTGGCCATTCAGCTCTACCGCGTCACGCGGGTGAGCCGGCCCGAGGCGGGCGTGTTCGAGATTGTCGGGGTGCAGTACGACCCGAGCAAACACGGCGCCGTCGACACCGGCGCGCGCATCGAGCAGCGCCCGGTATCCGTGGTGCCGGCTGGCGTGCAGGCGCCACCCACTGGGGTGACGCTGGAGAGTTTCAGCTATGTCGAGCAGGGCCTGGCCATCACCACCCTGCGCGCGCAATGGGAGGCCGCGCCGGGTGCGGTGGCCTATGAAGCCGAATGGCGCAAGGATGACGGCCAATGGCTGGCGGTGCCGCGCACCTCGGCCCTGGGCTTCGAGGTGCCGGGCATCTATGCCGGTCGCTATCTGGTGCGGGTGCGCGCGGTCAACCCGATTGGCGTGGCCTCGCTGGCGGCCTACAGCGCGGAAACCCAGCTCAATGGCAAGGTGGGCGCGCCGCCTGCGCTGGCCTCGCTGACAGCCACGCCGCTGGAGTTTGGCATTCGTCTGGGCTGGGCCTTCCCGGCCGAGGGTGCGAGCGACGCCCAGCGCACCGAAATCGAATACAACACCAGCCCGAGCGCCACCGGCGTGATGCACCTGGGCGACTACGCCTACCCGAACAACAGCCACACCATGACCGGCCTGGCGGCCGGGGCGACCTTCCATTTCCGCGCGCGGCTGGTGGACCGTACCGGCAACGTGGGGCCGTGGTCGGCCTGGGTGATGGGGCAGGCCAGTGTCGAGGTTCCGAAGCTGCTGGGCGCCATTGCCGGGAAGATCAGCGAAACCCAGTTGGGCCAGGGGCTGAAAGATCGCATTGCGCTGGTGGATGGCCCGGCGACGACGCCGGGCACGGTGGCGGCGCGGATCAAGACCGAAACCGATGCCCGTGCCGCGGCGCTGCTCAAGGAAGCGCAGGACCGCGGCGCCGCGATCACTGCCGAGCAGACCGCGCGCACCAATGCCGACACGGCGCTGGGCCAGCGCATCGACACGGTGACGGCGGCGACCAACAGCAACGCCGCGGCGATCCAGTCGGAAGTCACCGCGCGCACCAATGCCGACACGGCGCTTGGGCAGCGCATCGACACGGTGACAGCCGCGACCAGCAGCAACGCCGCGGCGATCACTGCCGAGCAAACGGCGCGCACCAACGCCGACAGCGCCCTGGCACAGCGGGTCGATGGCGTTTATGCGCAGATAAACCCGCCGCTGGCGGGTGATGCGGGGTGGTCGGCGGGCAGCACTGCAGTACTGGCGGGCGTGTGGTCGGAGCAATCCGCCCGCGCCACCGAGGACATGGCCCTTGCGCAGCGCATCGACACGGTGACGGCCCAGGTCGGGCAGAACGCCGCGGCGATCAGCGCCGAGCAGACGGCCCGCGCGACGGCCGACAGTGCCCTGGCTTCGCAGGTCGAGACGCTGAGCGCCAAGGTTAACAACGACATTGCGGCCGCCCTGCAGAGCGAGGCCACGGCCCGCGCTGATGCAGACAGTGCCCTGGCTTCGCAGGTCGAGACGCTGAGCGCCAAGGTTAACAACGACATTGCGGCCGCCCTGCAGAGCGAGGCCACGGCCCGCGCCGATGCAGACGGTGCCCTGTCGTCGCGCATCGACACCGCCCAGGCCAAGGCCGACAGCGCGTCGGCTTCGGTGCAGACCACCAGCACGGCCCTGGCAACCATGGATGGCAAGCTGGCGGCGATGTGGTCGGTGAAATTGGGCGTAACGGCAAACGGCACCTACTACGCCGCCGGCATGGGGATTGGCATCGAGAACACCCCCGAGGGCATGCAAAGCCAGGTGCTGTTCCAGGCCGACCGCTTTGCCGTCATCAACGTGGCAAACGGGCAGATCACCACGCCGTTCGTGATTCAGGGCGGGCAGGTGTTCATCAACTCGGCGGTGATCGGTGACGGCACCATCGACATGGCGAAGATCGCCACGGCCCTGCAATCGACCAACTACGTGGCCGGGCAGCAAGGCTGGCGGCTGGACAAGGCCGGCACCTTTGAAATCAACGGCAGCGTTGCCGGGCAGGGGCGTATGCAGCTGACGAACCGGGCCTTGAAGTTCTGGGACGGTAACGACGTGCTGCGCATTCAGGCGGGGGATTTGACGGCATGATCGGAGGGCTTAGAACCTGGGACGCGCAAGCGCGGCTAACGCTGGACACGTCGACGTTTACCTATCAGATCGTGGCGAATGTGCTGGTGAACTTCGCCACGACCACGGCGGTAAACATCCCGATTGTCGGCAACGCGAGCAACCACTGCGCGGTGGTGCTGGCGTTGACCGGTGCGGTCGATAACAGCTTTATGCCGCATATCGTCGTGCAGACCAACAACGTGCGAATTGACAGCTTTGGCGACACCAGGAACACCGTGCGCATTATGGTGATGAAGTTCCGCCCAGCCGCCGGCGCTGCCGGCCCTTCGGGCTCCTATGGCTTCCTGGCCGTCAATGATGATGGCTATGTGCAGATCGACGCCGAGAAACCCCGGCTTTCGGTGCTGAGCAGTGGCACCTATCAGGGCACCACCATGACGGTGACGGTGAGTTTTCCGCAGCCGATCACCACCCAGGAACCGCCGTGCGTGTTCATTCGCCCGTCAACGTCGAGCGGCACCGAGCTGTATTACGCCATGTCGATCCTCGGCAGCGCCGGGAACTGGACGGGGTTTCGCATCAGCACCCGAAACGTCGGCTACCTGCCGAGCGGCAAGTGGTTTGCCGCGGCGTTCGCGCCAACCGCATCGGCCACCTACGGGCTGCGCATATGGGACGGCGCAGCTGCGCGCGTGTACGACTCGGGCGCGGCGCCCGCGGTAGTTACCAACGTGGTGCAAAGCTGGACCTTCGTCGGCGTCACGGGCGGCACCCTGGCGAATCATTACTACTGGCGCGCGAGTTACGACGTGGCCGAAGACGAATACGTAATGATCAACCCGTTTACGTTGCCGGCACTGTCGGCCACCTCGCCTGCCGCCTCGCCCACGGCGATCAGCCTGAACTACGCGCAGAACTACGCCGAAATCTACCAGCAAGGCCCGTCAGGAACGATTTATACCAATAAGGGCAACGTGCCGGCGGTGTTCGCGCGGCTGTTCATTGCGTAGGGCTTGATGGATTATAGGGGAATGGCCATTTGATATTCTTGGAGGCGTCAGTTGGGTGAAGCTCGACAACGAAAGATGAACGACCCGTTGTTTGGAAAGGTCGGGCGTGATCAGCATTTTAGGGGCGTTGTTTTAACGAACCCTATGCGGATCGATGGAGAGCGTGTCCAGCTCAACGGCGGTCTGCATCCGGAGGAGCTTCGCTATGCCCTGTTGTTTTGGGACCAGCTAGTTTGGCCCTCCTCGAGGATGGTTCATATTGAGAGTGACGACGACGCCAAATACCTAGAGAGCGCCGGCGTGCTCAAGCGGCCAGATTACAGCGTTAACGGTTGTGCGGCGCAGGGCCTGCTCGCTGGCGTACTAGCGGCACACCAGGATCTTTCGCGAGAAAATCCGCGCGCGTGGGCGTTACTAGAAGGACCAAACTCAATCTCTTTTGATAGAGAAGGTGCGGGGCGCCCCCGCGGCTTGGGCGTCGACCTAGTCAAATGCATCCCTGTTCCGGCTGGAGATGTTCCGTTAGCGGAAATATTAGAGTTTAAACATCGGCGGCGCGATGAATTGCTTTTGCTGCGGGCTGAGCTTGAGCGTTTGAACAGCCTTGCACTGCTATCCAACGACCCTGAAGAGTTCATCTATCTCGCCATGCAAGAGATTGATAAAGCCACCCGGGACGTTTTGGCTGTATCGAGGGAGTGGCAGTTTCCAGTGGCGTTGGCAGATAAGCGGATAGAGTTTGCGCCTGATCTGACGAAGGCTGCGGCCAACGCGGCCACGGCCGCCGCCGTGAATACGTTGCTGCTCGAAGCGATTATGCCCCTAAGTTCGGCGGTTCTTTCGTCCGGTGCAGCGGTCGTTAGTCAGTTCAAGTTATCAGCCTCTCCTAAGTTCGTAGGTGTCCGAAGGTCGCTTGGCCCGTACGCTTACGCATATCGAATTCATAGAGAACTCGGCGTCTTCTAAAGCAGCAGCAATTTGTTGAGCCCGCTTCCCGGCGGGCTTTTTTTTGCCTGGAGATTAACCATGCCTCGAATAAAAGCTCCCCAAGCGGGCGGCACAAACGTGCTGGCCTTTCTGGACCTGATCGCCTGGTCAGAAGGTACCGACAACGGCCGTCAGCCGACGCGCGATCAGGGCTATGACGTCGTTGTCGGCGGTTCGCTGTTTGACTGCTACGCCGATCATCCGCGCCGCTTGGTCAACCTACCTGCACTTGGCATCAAGTCCACTGCTGCGGGCCGATACCAGATCCTTGCGCGGTACTGGGACCACTACCGCAAGCAGCTCGGTCTTTCGGGAGGGTTTACCCCTCTGAATCAGGACTGGGTCGCTCTGCAGTTGATCGGCGAATGCAAGGCGCTGGATGACATCAAGGCCGGTCGCATCACCGATGCCATCCACAAATGCCGTAGCCGCTGGGCGTCTCTGCCCGGGGCCGGGTACGGCCAGCATGAGCACAAGGTCAACAGTCTGTTGGCTGCGTACTCGAAAGCAGGAGGGGCGCTCGCATGACCGCCTGGCTGAAGTTCGTGCCCGGCTGGGCCTGGTGGGTGCTGGCTCTGGCTGTTGTGGCCGGCGGGCAGCAAGTCCGGGTGCTATCGGCGCAGTCTGACGCAGCGCATGCGCATGCTGCGGTGGCCAGGCAGGCCGCGGATCACCAGGCGTTCCTGAAACAGGTAGCCGAGGCCAATGCCGAGGTGATCCTCAAGCAGCAGGCCGACCGCCTCGCGCTCGAGCAGCGCCTGGCCAAGGCGGACCAACAATCAATCGAGAAACTGACCCATGCACTCACCGAAAACGATCGCCTTGAGCGCCTGTATAGCTCTGCTGACGATGAGCGTCGCCGCCTGCGGATCGAAGCCACCCTTGCCCGTAATGACGCCATCGTGTCCGCCGCCACCGGCTCCGGCAGCGTGGGCGATGCAGCCAGCGTCGAACTCAGTGCAGCAGCTGGACGGGCTGTTTGGGATATCCGGCGATCAATGATCGATGACCAGGCGAAGCTGGCCTATCTGCAGGAGTGGGCCCGTCAGATTCTAGGTGTCCGCTGATCCGTCCTCGGCCAGGCACCACCAGGACTGCGCGTAGGCAATCCCGTCGATGATCTCATACCCAGTCAGCACGAACCCATTGGTGCTCATGCCATGGAGCGCTACGTCCAGCAGTGGTGGGATCACGCTTGATTCCAGCGGGTTGCTCTGCACAAGCCGCGCGATCTCGGACTGGCGCCCAAGGTCCTCGCTTCGGCTGGTCTCGATGCGCACATCCCCGTAGATTGGCGGGGTGCTTCGCCGCTTGCGCGGTTCGATCGGGCGGCCATGATCGCGCATCAGCCGGACATATACATACATGGCTATAGCACCGGGTCGCTGATGCGCTCGATGAGGTGTGCTCCCTCGTTCCGCACATTGCCTACGGCCGCCGGCACCGGGTACCAGGTGAACTCGTCGACTGCCAGGCCATGCTCCAGTGCGAGCTCCTCGGCCTCCTCGGGCGATAGCTCCGGGTCCAGCCAGTGCGCTGCGCATTCCGGCGACAGCACAAGCGGGCGGCGGTCGTGGATGTCGAGCATGCCCGCGCCGCTGCTTGCTGTGATGATCACGAACCCGTCGTCATCCCTCGGCTCACCCATGCTGCCGCGCTGGAATTGCCCGATCGCAGCAAAGAAGCACGGCTCGCCCGAGGCCAGCTTGATCAGATAGGGCTGCTTGAGCTTCGGCTTGGCCTCGTCCTTTTTCCATTCGAACCAGCCATCTGCGGGCACGATAGCTCGGCCGGTTTTCCATATGTCGCGGAAGAACTTACTCGTCGCGGCTGTCTCGACCCTGGCATTGATCGCCGGCGGCCGCTTCCCCTGCGCCCAGAACGGCGCGTATCCCCAGCGCACCCCGTCCATGCGCAACCCATCTTGGTCCTGGTGCAGCAACTGCACCCGCGATTGTGGCGGCACGTTGTACCGCCCGATCGGAGTTGGATCTACTCCATCGATCGTCATCTGCTCCAGCGCTTCGAGGTATTCAATCGGGTATCGGTACTGCGTTATGCGTCCACACATGGTTGTTCCGCGGCCTCACAATGCATGTTCTGCATAGACCTTAGACGCTGGAAATGGTTGGAAAGCGGGCTGCTGGTGACAGTTTGCAGCGGCTCGGCGAGTCGGTAACTGTCGCCGTTACTGTCACCAAATAAAAAGGGGCCTCGCTAGAGGCCCCGTATAATCTGGAGCGGGCGAAGGGAATCGAACCCTCGTCATGAGCTTGGGAAGC